GGCCCAACGCGGCGATGATGCTATCCTCGGCGGCCTGCTGTTCACCGAGGGTCATGAGGGCGCGTGCCTGGCCTCCTAGGTGCGTCACTTCCGCCGGGATCGGCGACCACATGATGTGCAGCGGGTCTCGCCGCCATTTTTTCACGTTGGTCTTCATCTCGCTTGACCAACGCTCAAGTGAAATCGTCAGCACGGGGTCAGCGTTGCCCGACGCTTGCTTGGGCGAGACGATGCGCAGAGGGACGACGTAATCTAGTGCGATTGCTTCGTTGGCCTTGCGGAGCACCGCGGCGTAGAAGAAGAGCTTGATGGTCGAGGCGAGCGGCGGAAAGCCCCACTGGGCTTCGATGCCCGCCGGGGCGTCCATCTTCATGTGGAAGATCTGCCCCTCGGCGAACTTGAAGATCTTGTCGCCCTTGAGGGCTTTCAAGAACTCCATCGGCAGCGTGTTGATGAGGTGCTTGTTGCCCTTGTTGGCGCGCTCCTTCAGCTCCTTTGGGATGGTGTAGTAGTACTCGCTGTGCCCTGTGATGGGGTTGTAGTCGATGTCCATCAGTTTGGGGTCCCAGCGGATCACGGAGACCCGGTCTGGCCGAGTGATCGCTTTGTCGACCACCTTGCCTTCGCCGCGAGTTTTGCATTTGCCGCAGGTGTACGTGAAGCTGAGCGTCTTGAGCTTGAACTTGTAGTCGACCGCGGTGATGTTGGTCAGCTGGTCGCACTTAGGGCACTGCAGAAAGCGCGCGAATGGCGAGTACAACGAGAAGAACGCGTTGCCGTAAACGAACTTGTCGATCGCGCCTCGGATAAGAATACGCTTAGTTTTCAGCGTCTTATCGTGTAGCTTCTTGTACTTCTTCTTGAGTGATTCGTTGGTGGTTTCGTAAACAAGGTCAGTTACGGGGTACGTGCAGAACTTCTGCAAGGCTGCATAAATCTGCGCGCTGTTGAAGTACAGATACTCGCAAAGACGAAAGAGGTCCTTGAGCTTGCGCGGCGCGAACGCCGTAAGGAAGTCGAACAGCGGCGAGCCGTGCGAGCTGTTTGGCGACAGCAGGTCGTTAATCGTAGGGTCGTTATCAGACGCCATCGCGGCTACCTCGTTCGTTTATCACGTAGACTCTCTCAAAAGGACGGTTCCATGCAAGCAGTGGTTCGGGTTGGGGCTGCGGGAAACGGTACACCGGTTTTTCTTATCTCGGGGCAGTCTCGTGAGTTTTCCAGGCCGTTCGGCGCGACTTGGGACACGGATCGTCACCTGTGGATGTACCCGGCGTATTACCCTGTGGCCAAAACTGTATTGGCCGACTTTAAGGCGCTGGATTCACACATCAACCTGGAGTTTTCGGACACGGCCTCGGAGTATATCAGGGAACTTGAAAAAACCGAGTCTCGTTACACCGCTAACGAGCTGCCCGCTGGTTTTGAGTTCGTGACGCCGCCGTACGCCCACCAGATCCAGGGGCTCTGTCACGTCTTCTACATGCCGAGGGCGGCGTTGTTCTATGCCCCCGGCTTGGGCAAGTCCAAGATCGCGGTCGACTGGATGCGGCTTCTGCGCTTCTTGGGTGACAAGGGGCTGACCATCGTGATGGGCCCGGTGGTTACGGTGCGTAACTGGGGAAAGGAGATCGACCGGCACTCGGGAGGACAACTCAAGTGGGGCGCGGTCCTCGGGACCAAGGTGCAGAAGACCAAGATCATCGAGCGGGCTGCCGCGGGTGAGTTCGATGCGCTGCTGGTCACGTACGATACGGCCAAGAATTTCATCGAGTTGTTGGTAAAAGAAGTTCCGTACACCCGCATCGTTGCCGACGAGGCTCACGGTATAAAGTCCTACGAAGCAGCTCGAACTAAGGCTGCTCATGAGCTGGGGCAGAAGGCTACTCGCAAGGTCATCATGACGGGGACCCCGACGCTTGGGAGTCCGCTGGACCTGTACGGCCAGTACAAGTTTCTCGGCGAGTACTTCATGCCGGAGAACTACTTCCACTTTAAGCAGAAGTTCCTCGTCGCCTCTCCTTACAACAAGCACGTCATCACGGGGTACAAGAACCTCGACGTCCTTAACAAACGGACGCAGCTCCTCTCGCTCCGAAAGACTAAGGAGGAGTGCCTTGACCTGCCGCCGCAGACGTTCGTGGACGTTGAGTACGAGCTGAGCCGGCACCAGGTCGTCATCTACAACCAGCTGGTGGAGCAGATGGGGCTGGACCTCGAGCTACTCATCGCGCAGCTCGGTGGGGTGGTTTCAGACGCGCTCCCCTCGGAGACCAAGCTTCCACATGCTGCTGCGCTGCTGAACAAGCTGATGCAGGTGGCGTCGGGGTTCTTGATCAAGAACCACCAAGTCTCGAATCTGTGCGATGTTGCTGAGGTTGGGGGATGTCGTCACGTCGTAAATTGCGTCGCGGGCGGAATTGAGCCGTACACCAAGCGGTGCCTTGTCGCTCCGGACAAGATTCCCGATACGGTCACGGCGTTCGAGGACAACCCGAAGATGGATGCGCTGGAGGAGATCTTGTCCAGCGTACTGGAGGACCGCGCTAATAAGATAATCATTTGGTGCTATTACAAGGCGGAGCTGGACATGGTCAGTGCCCGCCTTGAGGCGCTGAAGCTTTCCTACGTGAAGGTTGACGGCTCGACGGGAGACAAAACCCTTCGGTGCGGGTGTACCTGGCCCAGGTATCTACCGGGGTTGGGATCACGCTCAACGCGGCCGCGTACATGGTTTACTACTCGCTACCGTTCGCGCTGGGCTCGTACCTGCAAAGCCTCGACCGGAACTACCGGATTGGCCAGACCAAGAACGTCACGGTTTATCGGCTACTTGGGAAGTACACGATCGAGCCGGCGATCGTGACCTTGCTAGACAGCAAGGTCGACGTGGACGCGACTCTTACGCAGCGCATCAGCTGCATCGTCTGCGAGAAGAACCTGACGTGTTTCGCCGAGAACATCGAGTTGTTCGATCCTCGGTGCCTCTACTCCAAGAACAAGGAGCGCCCTGTGACGCGAATGCGCGTCATCAAGTATTGACCTGTCGTGTTGTTTGGGAGATAAACACCGCATGAAAATCGATGTGACGTACGAAAAGGCGGACATCCTTCGGCTGGTGACCGAGGACCTGGTCCGGAAAGGGATCCAACCGAAGGCCGGCGCCCGCATCGAGTACAAGGGCGCACTTAGCGTGAAGCTCTCCGTAGACGCCGAGGCGGATAATACCGAGGTTGCCTCGCCGCCCCCTGTCGCCACACCGCCGTCGCCGCCAATTCCTGAGGCCAGCATGGACGAAATCCTGGCGGCGTCTCGGCGAGCCGCGTCTACCCCTCCGTCCTTCAACGCAGAAGGGCGGCCTCCCCGAATGTTGGGGAAAAACGAATCCTACGAATACCCAGAGGACTAAACATGTCGACACCTGGAATGGAAGAGGTCGAGGAGATCCTCGACCCTACGATCGAAGTTCCCGCTGAGTTCGAGCCGGAGCTTACGGACTTGCTCCCGCGCAAGTACCTCTCCGTGTCCCAGATGACCACGTTCCTGAAGTGTCCCCAGCAGTGGTACCTCCGCTACGTCGAGCAGAAGCCTTCCAAGCCGAGCGCCCGCATGTTCCAGGGCATCCAGATCCACTCGGCGGTGGAGGCGATTCTCACGGAGAAGCTGAAGACTGGAAAGCTGCCGCCGGTTGCGCTGGGGTACGACACCTACTCGGCAGCCTTCGAGAAGCAGAAGCCGCTCATCGAGGACTGGGAAGGCGAGGACCCCGGCAAGGTAAAGGATGTGGGTATCGAGTGCACCAAGCAGTTCTACCAGGAGGCGGCGCCCACCGCGATGCCCGTCATGGTGGAGAAAGCGTTTCACACGGTCATCAAGAGCAATGATGGCCGAGTAAGCCTTCCTGTCCTGGGGCGCATCGACTCGATTCAGGTGCAGGCCCTGAATGACGACGATTACCAGGGCATCCGAGAGAAGGCGGTGGCGGAGGTTGCCGCGCAAGGGGACCAGACCCTTCCGGCCCTGCCGAAGGTCAAGAAGCCGCTACGCATTCACGATCTGAAGGTCGTCACGGACAAGTGGAGCCCGGACGATCTGAAGAACGACCTTCAGTTTCACCTCTACGCCGGAGTCGAACACATCCCTGACGTGCAGGTGGACATGCTGGTCAAGGGCCGCGCCAAGGTTCCGCGGCCGCGCTACGAGACGCTGACCGGCGTGATTGCGCCGGCGGAGGTGAAGCACGCCGTCCGGGTGACGGAGGGCGTGGCGAAGGCCATCGGGATGGGGCACTTTCCGCCGACCGACCCCGGGAACTGGTGGTGCAGTGAGAAGTGGTGCTCGATGTGGTCTCACTGCCGCGGGAAGAAGTAGCCCCATGGGCATGCTGTGTGGCCGCTGCGGGAAACTGCAGCAAGACTCCCGAGAACTCATGACGCATGACTGCCCCGCCGCTCCGGTCACCTGGGGTGAGATGAAGGAGTTCTTGAAGGACCTCGAAGGGGAGCTGCAGAAGAAGCTCCCTAAAGCAGCAGAGGCGGTTTTGATGCCCCTGGCCAAGATAATCGACGAGCAAGCAGTACAGATCGCCGAGTTGCGCCTTCGTGTGGAGCAGCTCGAGAAAGCTTCGTAATCAACCGCAACCAAGGAGAACAAGATGACCCAGACCCAGACCCAGCCTGACAAGAAGACCGCTGCCCCGCCCGTAAACGGCAGCCACGACACGGAGGCCGCGGACGAGGAGGCCAAGGCCACCCGGACGCCCCGCCAGGTGTTCGTCGTGGTGACCAAGGGGGATAACAGCGGCGAGATCTTCGTGTTCAAGAATGCCCGGGAGGCCGAGAAGTTCCTCAACAGCGGAGATGTTCGGGCTCCACTCACGGGGAACTTCGAGGTTATCCTCGGGCACTTGCAGGAGACCAAACAGCGCGTCTCCCTTCGCTGAGTAAACAGGAGCGTCCATGGAAAAGTTCGGTGTCGATGTCGTGTCTCCTCCGGAAAAGTCTGCAGGGGACAAAGAGGAGACCGCAGCCAGGTGCCCCCTATGCGGCACCGAGCTTCTTTCATGGAAAGACAGCAACGTACCAAGGTGCCCTGCCTGCGGCACCAAAGGGTTCGAGGCGAAGTAGATGGGAAGAAGGCGCACCGGGGTTAGTGACAAAGTCACAGGGGACGTCGTGCGCCGGTTTGTTGACGTCCGCGCACTGTGGCTGGCCGTGCACAACGACCCAAACTTAGCGATCGAGGAGGTGGGGGCGGAGTTCTACTACGCCGTCGGAGAGCTGCTCGAAGGGAAATCCATGGAGCAAGTGAAGATGTACAAAATCGATCGGGCGCGCGTGCTCCGGCACGTTCGCGAGGGGTGACGAATGAAGCAGACCGTGTTGGAGGAAGTTGTGGACTCTGTCGCACCTGCCCGGAAGCGAAAGATCACGAAGAAGCGTGTGATGGCGGGTGTTACGGTGGCGGCCAACGTTTTGGCCGTTGTGGCTTTGAAGAAGCCAAAGCTGATGCCCATCCTCCAGGTCCTGAACGGACTTCTGGCTGTCTCCAACGATAACTCGGACCGCCACACCAAGAAGGTGCTCGGGCAGGTTAGAGCGTTGAAGAAGAAGCTGGAAGCCGCCGGCGACGAGCTGGAACAGGCCAAGATCAAGACACAGCTCGAGGCTCTGTATGAGCTTCTGGAGCTTCAAGACGAAGAGGATTAGTTCATGCCCAAAGACATCAGCAGAGTGGTCATCGCCTATAAGGACATCCGCATCGGCGAGGACTTCAATGGCCGCAAGGTCATGAAGGACATCGAAGAGCTTGCCGAGTCGATCCAGGAGAACGGGCTGATTCAGCCGCTCGTTGTCCGGGAAGGAGGTCCAGACAAGAGTAGCGAAGGCCGACGAACGTACTTCCTCGTCGCAGGGGAGCGCCGCTATCGCGCGCTGGGGCTCCTCAAGCGGACGCAGGTGGAAGTGAAGCTGGTCAAGGGCAACAGCCAGGACGCGGCGCTCCTCAACATTGTTGAGAACGCGCAGCGGTTGAACCTCGAGCCGTTCGAGGAAGCGAAGCAGTTGGTGGCGGTGATGGAGCGGCACAAGCTCACCCAAGCCCAGCTGGCGAAGAAGATCGGAAAGTCGGAGCCGTACATCTCGCAGCGGATCGCGCTGCTCAAGAACACGGCCCCCGAGGTGAAGGAAGCGGTGGAGAACGGTGTGATCACCCCCACGCACGCGCGTGAGATGGTCACGCTGCCGAAGGACCAGCAGCGCGAGGTTCTTCAGGACATCGTTGACAAGAAGAAGAACGGCAAGAAGGTGTCCGTCGCCGAGGTGAAGGACGAGGCGGACAAGCGCAAGGCGGCGCTTCCTAAGCGTCGCGGGAAGAAGGCTCCTTCGTACGACCAGGAGAAGGTCAAGCTGGCGAAGGAGATGTTCGAGGGCAAGGAGCTGTCGTACCGCCCTCGGATGGCCATCTTGGAGCAGATGGGCGCGCTGTGCCAACAGGCCGAGCGGGCTCAGAGCGATACGTCGAAGCAGGCGATCAAGTACAAGATCGCTGCGCTTGAGTGGGTCACGGGCGGAAGGGAAACGCTGTGACCCCCGAGGAGTACCTAGACGCTGGAGGCGGCGAGTCGCTGACGTTGTCGTCGGCGGACACACCGCCGCCTAAGCTTCTTGAAAACATGAAGCGCCTCAAGCGCCTTGGGCTCCTCGACGGGCACGTGCTGTTGTCTCTGTTGGCGCAGGCGCCCGTAGACCCCCTCGGGGTTTACGGCGCTTTGCGTCAGCATGGCGTGTGGGCGTTTCAGGCGTTCGACTGCACGATGGTGCAGGTGTTGGCCAAGTCGAAGGACAAGCCGGTTGCGCTGATGCGGATCGATCTGCTTTCGGACGACGTGACGTTCGTGGCTCTCGAGGGGAACCAGCTCGTAGCGCGGATGACGATCTCAGGCGATGAGATCGCGCGGCAGCTGAGGGTCCCCGGGATGACGGAAGACAAGATGCTCGCGTGGTTCACCAGGCACATGACACAGACCGCGAAGGAAGGACTGGCGGCGGCCGGCGAGAAGTAGGCCTAAAAAGCGTCACACGCACTCGTCACTGAGTGCTGTGTTGCAAGGGTGTCCTTGAGAAGGCGCATCCCGGTAAGCTTGATCTGCCGAATCCGCTCGGGCGACATGCCCAGAAAGGACGCGATCTGCACGAGGTTGCGGGGTTCGTCCTTGATTCCGTAGTAAAGATTCAGGACCGTTTGCTCACGGTCGGGCAGGACGTTGATGGCCTCACGGAGACGCCGGTTTGCATCGGAGGTCTCATAGAGGACCTGGGTGCGCCGGGGATCTTCCTCAGGGGTGTCTTGGATGGCTGAGAGGTCGACAGTCGTTCCCTCCGGGGCACCCGGGTCCATCGCCTGCACAGAAGATGCGTGCGGCCCGTGTTGGGCCATGGCCTGGCGGAACTGCTTGGCCTTTTTTCGCTGCGCCTTTTGCCGGTGCGTGGGGATGTGTACCAGGGAAGACGTCGAGTAGTCCTCCTTGAACATTTCCTCTTGGATACAACAGGCGGCGTAGGTTAAGAAGCGGACCTTCTTCTTCAGGTCGAACCGATCGATCGCTTTTAACAGGCCGAGGTTGCCTGCAGCGATGAGGTCCTGGAGCTTGTCGGGAGCCTTGGTGCGTTTTCTAGCGAGAGTGACCACAAACCGCAGATGGCTCTTAACCAGGATGTCGCGGGCTGCGACGTCCTTGTTTCGCTGCCAGCGCTGTATCAGCTGGCGCTCTTCTTTGGGGTCACTAACAGGGTTGGTTCGAGAGATCTCATGGTAGTACAGCAGGATGCTGTTACTGGCCCCGTCTTTCATGGGTGAGGACGGTACCAGGTTGCGTAAAGTAGGGCAAATTTCGGTTTACTCAGGGGCGTTCGTCCTTGAGGTCCCCGTCGCTGACGGTCTAACCAGGAGGCAATCGGCACTTTACTCAGATTCACTCAAAAAATAACTTGCTCCGCCCCCTGCGGCACACCTAGGATGGGCTTCCCAATCGACGTGTGACGCATATTGGGGCAACGGGAAATAAAGAACAAAGGGGAACTAAATGGCCAAGAAGGACGAGAAGAAGACTGACTCCGCTGCACCGACCGCCGCGCTCGTGACGGTTAGCAAGCCTGCGGGGCTTGCGATCCCCACCCTGGCAGAGGTCCAGGCTCTGGCGGAGGCCGCGAAGGTCAAGCTGGAGGCGCTGTCTGACCTCCTCGCGGACCCCGAGGTTTCGGGGCCGGTGAAGGAGAAGGTTCAGGCGCTCATCGAGCTTGCCAACCCGAACAAGCCGGGCATGGAGGAGATCAACACCACCTGGACTCTCCCCCGGGTCAGCATCGCCCAGCCGACCACCCAGTCGGCGGCCAAGCCGGATTCGGCCAAGCCGGGCGACATGTTCACCTCTGCGGGCGCGCTACTCGAGCGGCCCCACGGCATCATCCCGCTGTGGTTCCACGAGGAGAACATCATGTTCAAGACCGGCGAGAAGGCGCCGGAGTGCTCGTCGATGGACGGCAAGCTGGGCTCCGCCTATGGCGCGTGTGCCAGCTGCCCCCACCTGCCGTTCGGCAAGCAGAACGGTGGCCGCGGCGACCAGAAGAAGACCGAGTGCCAGAACCAGATTGTGGTCACGGCACTCAGCGCCGACCTGTCGCAGGTCTACTCCATCCAGTTCGCCAAGACCAGCCGCTCGGCGGGCAACGCGCTCATCTCGCTGGCGAAGTCTCACCCCTTCCCGTGGAAGCAGTCGTACCTCCTCTCCACGGAGAAGAAGGTCGGAGACCTGGGCACTTACTACATCTACAAGATCGAGCCGACGGGGAAGGACAACGCGGCCGATGTGTTGAAGGTGGCCAAGTCGTTGTCAGAGCTGTTCGGAGCGAACCGCAAGACAGCAATCGGAGATTACTATCTCCGCGCCGGGGGAGCGTCGCAGGCTGCGGTGCTCGCTGAGTCGAGCGTCGACCCGGCCAAGCTGGCGGCGTCGCTCAACCTAGCGGCGGGCAGTGAGGAGTTGGACCTCTCGGAAGAGAGCGGTTCGTCGGTGAGGTCTGCCGCGAAGCCGATGTAAGTAGACAACCGAAGAAGGGGCCCGCTTGGACACCACAGGCGGGCCCTTTCTTTCCCACAAGCTCGGCACGGGGGTGAACGAGTGGCGTTTGAGATGTCGGAGTTGACCAGGAAGTTCGCGCCCTGGTCCATCAGCAAGAGCGAGCTTGCTGAGACGTGCCCCAAGCAGTTTGAGTACAAGTACATCC